AACCTGTCTTCCGACGCCAGCCCAGGGTAGTTGCCTGCTATTTTTGGGTTAAGCCCCTAGACCCATACCGCCAGGGCCTTCCGCTTGCGGAGGAACCTGAGCAGTCTCGGGCTGTGGAGCTTTCGACTGAATTTCGTTCGTAAGCATCGAGCCAGCTTCAGCCATCTTTTGAACGATAGGCATCAGCTCTCGCTTGCTCTGGCCGACGACTTGCGCAACCTTCATCAGATTACCTGCAATCTCGTCGAGCAAACCCTGTACGTACTTCATGGGATCAGCAGCCTCTGGATTGGCACCGCCGCCAACCATGCCCCGACCTTGATCTGCATAGGCAGCCATCGGAGGCATTTGCTGAGCCATTACATCTGGTGACATTGGCGGTGCGCCTGATACTGGACCCATGATATATCCTTAGAAACCCTTCTTGCTGTCTACAGCCCGCTGAGACATCGGAGTATTGGCCGACTGATATCCAAGAACGGGAGCATCGCTCATAGCGATCTTCTCACCGATTGTTTGGAACTGACCACTGCGAGTACCGGCCCCGTACTTGACGTTGGATGCGGCTGTCTGTAGAGGAAGCGTTGTACCAATCGTCTGAGCCTGTGGCTTACCGTGGTTTTCAGGCAGCACATTCCGTGGCTCGTTCTTAACGGGTTGAGAAGTGCCAATGATCTGTGCGTTCATCTGATCTCCTTAGCCTATAGGCTTATACCTATTGAGGCTCTAATCTAATTTTTGTACATACTTCATTCACACTGCAAAGAAAAATTTGACGTTAATTCAATCCTAGTTTGTGTTTGGCTAGGATGTAGTTCTTTACCAGTCCTGATCTTACGATATCTTCAATACCAAAGCTGACTGATCGGAACTCTGGGACATAAGAAAGAATCTGCCGGAAGTGCGTCATGCCCTGCGGGGTCTTACTCCCAATTAGATCTGACTGGCGCTCATCGCCACAGACGAATACCCGACAGCCAGCTCCGACTCTCGTAATAACAGTATCAAGCTCATGCAGTGTGCAGTTCTGCGACTCATCAAGGATAATCCCTACGTTCTTGTAGGTCACCCCTCGAAGGTAACTAGTAGAAGAGAGTTTGATATGGCCCTTCTTGCACATAATAAACCAAGCATCGTCTCTTCCGAATAGATTATTGACAATCTGCCGGTATGGATCTTCATATGCCGATAACTTTTCTTCTAGCGTACCGGGCAAAAAGCCCATGTCTCGGCTAGGGACAGTGCTTCTCATAATCAGAACACTGGATAGCTTGCCTTCAATTAGATCCTTCAGGCATAGGTATAAAGCGATAAAGCTTTTACCTGTTCCGGCCATACCGGCAAGCAGAAGATGCTTGCCGTCTTCATAATGCTCAAATGCTGATGCTTGATTCTCGGTTAACGGTTTGATTTCTCTAAGCGTAAATCCTGTTTCAAATGCTTTAGGCTTAGATTTAACTGCTTGTTTTCTAGGCAAACACTACCTCGTTACCCCGGCATCGGGGCGGATGGTCCACTCTGCTCTCCTACTGTTCTAGGAGCTCTGCCTGAAGTCTGGAGGGAGGCAGTTGCTTGCGCCTCCTCCATGAGTTCAGCTAGGATTTGATCTGCTCTTTCTGGGTCAATCTCAAGTCTGCGATAAAGCTCCTTCCTGGAGATTAGACCACGAGCTGCAAGGCTCACGGCTTCCATCTTCTCACGGTCCTTAGCACCAGAGTGGATCGAGCCTGGCTTAACGGTCAGGGAGAACATCGACCAGAAGGTTTCTTTTCTCTGTTTGTCGAAGTCTCCTGCGCCGCCGGGATACAGCTTGCCTGGGTCGAAGGTGAAATCCTCCCAGCTAAGACCGTTTTCTCCGAGCATTCTCAGACGCTGAGATGCTGTGTAAAACTGGATTACGTTAGACACTGCCTGAGTTCCGCATCGCTGCAAGAACGATTCGATGTAGCGCTCTTCTCTGCGGAGCGGTGTCTGTAGCGTGTCTCGCATCTGGTCAATCGTCTCGCCGGAAGGAAGTTGGTTCTTCCCGGCTAGTCTCGACATATCCATGATGCCGCTCATCTTGTCGAACTCGGGCATAATCACGCCTTGCAGTAGGGCGATTACGTACTGAGGAACGGCTGGAATCTGACCGTATTGAATGTCTGCGCCGATGTTTACGTTCGGATTCACCTTTAGACGAGCCCCAGGCATGTCGCTGAGGTACTCTCTCCATGCGGCTTCCGAAGCCACGTTAGACTTAGCGATTAAGGTAGGATTAAGTACTCGCTTCGTCATGTCGAGCATGCCAGCAGGGATCTCGTTGATAGCATCCTGCATTGGGAGGAGCGAGCGATAGGTGCTTAATCCGTAAAACGACCACGGAACTGGGTTAAGCCGAAGGTCCACGAAAGGATACATGCCATGCCAGAAAGGAGAAGGACCATCATAAAGCAGTCGGTCCCCAGCAAAGATGATAAGCCGCTTGCGCGGGTACAGTCTTTGCCCTGGCCTTACCGTATACCACCAGTTGTGCATGTCCGGTGGAAGGAATGGATCTCTTACGACAACTTCTTTATTCGATTCATTGATACTTAGATCATCAACGTAATACTCTTCCAGTTCGATAGAGCCGTACATCTTGGCTCCATACGCACTGAAATCACCTGTCTGTACGCCAACTAGCTTACGGAATGCTGGCGACATCTGACTCCAGGTGTATTCAGGTATGTGCGCGGGACGGGAGTATTTGTCCTGTGATTTTGACTCCCAGTATTTAGCCTGATCCTCAATTCCCTGTGCGCTCATAGGGAACACTTTCTTAAAGTAGGAGATCGGCTTCCAGTTCCTGTACAAGACGGCGGCGGAATCTTGAAGACTCGTCTTGCTGGGCTGAATCGGAAGTACATTATCCGGCCCAAGAGGAACAACCCGCATTGATCCAGGTGATGACGCGCCTATTCTCCAATAGGCAACGCCATGAAGCATAGCCATGTCAACTACATCCACTAGCGAGTCGGACATATTTTGACGCAGCCACTCTGCCCGTAATGTATTTCCAATTACATTAGCGGGTTCATCGTATGCTTCAACATTTGTACTTACGTCGATTGACGGGCGAGAATCGGTAAGCAGAGACAGTCTCTCTCTGCGGATAAGCTCCATCTTATTATCGACATAACGGCTTTTGTATCGAGGGCGTTTATTGTCCCATTGTGCGCCCTCTAAATATCGAATATACTTCTCAATGTTTGAATACTCGATAGAGTTGCGATAAGACAGGAAAGCCTGCTCCTTCGTTCCATCTCGCCACTCCTTGACCTTGCGGAGATAATTGGCTCTGTACTCAGGTGTCTCACCTGTTTTGGCTAAAGATGGCGAATGAGGTAGTCTTTCCATGGCTTAAATCCACTGTCCCTTTTCACCGCTGGTGTTCTTCTTGGTTACACCATTCTCGTCAGCGGTACAAGATGAGGGCAGATCGTTTGGATCATAGTACCCATAGCGCTTACAGAACTCTTTCTGGTCTTGGCGTGTGCGGATAAAATGCTTTACCGGAGAGCCTTGCTCATCTCTTGCATGAGCCCAGTGTCCTTCAGAGTTTTGGCCTAGGTACTGACCTACATCTTTTGCCCAAACTACATTTGGCGCACATAGATATCTATGCACTTCACTTCCACAAGCAGGGCATTTAGGATTAGGCGAGGTCCATCTTCTTACAAAGAACTCAAATAGCGCCCCAGCCTTCTCGCAAGATTCATTTTTACATGTCCCCTCGTAAGTAGGCATGCCTTACTTTACTCCCGATTTTGCAGCGATAGCTTCCATAATATCGCTAGATGAGGTGCAGTCGCGGCCAATGATTTCACGAATTTCCTTGCACTGCTCTTTATTGAGAGGAATCCATGTAGTGTCAGCCGAAATGCCGTACAGCCAGCCGTTAGCCAGGATATGCCCCCAACAGTTATATACCCACTGTTCGACAGAGATGCCGATAATTCTGGCGGATTCTTCTACGTTAGACATCAAGCTTGAGTCTACGTGAATATTAAAGCAATTTTCTTCATTATTTGCAGAAGTATTCTTTACTGCATCAACAATATCTGAAGATGAGGTAATCTCATTACCACTGACCTCACTAATCTCTTCCAGATCTTCTACCGACAGCATTAAGCCGCCGTTAGCATATGCAGAGAGATAGTTCGTTACGCATGCCTTTACGTATTCATCTACCGACTGAGACTCGGCCACTTCCTGAAATACCGCGTAATCATCCTGCGGGATGGATAGTTCAAGGTTCATTTGAACATTCGTTGATTTCGTGCTCTTTGCCATAATTAGATATTACCGTTTTTCAAAGTCAAAAGGATAAGAATTTACAGTTGTGCGTAATCCTTGACATGCCAATCCCTATCCTGGCCATATGAAGAATGCTCTCCGTCTGGCTGAGGATCAAACTCACGCAGATCATTTCTTGGATCTTGCGGCTTTGAGATTGGTATGTTCATATTTCTGGACGCCTGAATAAACATGGAATTGCAGAACGGACAATTGCGAATAGTGCCTGGAGAATCGGCTCCCCAGACTTTATCGCATTTATTGCATGTCATCTTATAGTCACATGTATCAGGGGTTCTCTCTATTTTATTAGGAACAATCCCGTAGTTGTCTTCGTAATCTCCCTCATGCGCCGTAAACAGGCAGATCATAGCGGCCATTACAACGTCATCGTTGAAGCCTCCCTGTGCGCCAGTCCTCATACTTCCATCTACGCTTGTGAATACTTTTACCTCGTCAAGTAATCGAGAATCCCTAGCTACGAAGATACCTTCCTTTAGCCATCTATCTGCTGTTACGATTAGCTTTGGCTTGGTATTTTGCAGGGTGAGCCAGTGCGGAGCGCCGGTAGTAGTCTTTCTGCGGTAGCAATTAGGGTAGGCTAGGTTCGCCAGAAGCTGATCTGCTGTGGAGTTTCCAGGAGTGTTGTACTCTACGGCGATCTGTGCATCGTTATACCACTTGCCTAGCTTAGCTATCTCATAGGCGAGTGATAGCGGGTCGATCATATTCGTCCTGAGGGTGGCTACGTGAACATCGTCACTGCCAGCGGAGCCCACTCGATTTACCCAAGCGACAGAAAAGTCTTTACCCTTACCGTATCCCACGTCAACACCGATTTGATATCTAGCGTTGACAATTGGTTTTTCCCACACCCATAGGTGAAGATCCTCTCCCTCGTGGAACATAGCGCAACCATCTAAGTGACACTTTCTTGTCAGGTCATTGTCATTGTACCCGTGGAAAAATCCATGCCTGTCAAAGAATCCCTTTAATGGTTTAGGCGATCTCTCTGTAAAGTATTCAAGATTCTCGATAGCTTTCTCGCTAAAGACCTGTTCCCCTTTGGCGATAAAAGCTTCTTCTGCGGTTAGAGCCAGCTCCTGCTTGATCGACTTGGTATTGCTAGCGTTAATGCGTTCGTTGACAATAAAGTAGATCTGATCGTCTGTCAGGATGTAAGGATCAAGAGTCCCTTCGCTGCATACTGGGCAAGTCTCTCC